CTCATCTTTTATTCCTTAATGATTACTTCACCCTCTGTTTCAATCCATACCCTTGCGCCACAACTTAAAGGCTTGTCATGGCTGTATACAACCTTGCTATCGCCTTTAATTTCAACTTCGTTGGCGTAGGTATTGGTCTTGTAAGTTTTAACAGTCAAGACTGGTTCTCTTTCGCCAGTCTTGATGTTTGATTTAACTACATGCTGATTAACGTGAATGATTGTTTTCATTCTTGATGTCCCATGTATACGTGAGTTTCCTGCCCGTGATTAAAAGCCACAGTACAGCCTCGACTTTCCGTGACTAAATGCGCCAAGTAGACGCCCGTGATTAAACTGAAAATGATGCAAGCTACGTTGAACCGATCCATTGACTACCCCCTTGTAACTACCTGTATGTAACTACTTGAAATATCACCCTAGATATTGTCGGTTTAGAAGACAGCACCCCCCAACCCCAGACCGTAGTCTAAGCTCGTGAGGCGTATCACCCTGAGTACCGTTCGGATATCTACACATAGGACAGACTTTAAATGCACCTTGTAACATGTGTTACAAGGTAAACTTCCCAGACGCGCTCTATCCACTATCACCCACGCTTGACCCTGTCCAGCATCCATTGGTCTCTCGGCACACGTTGATCGGCGGTTTCCCCTCTATGCGCGTATGCCATAGCTAGGAATTAAATGAAGAATGTAATTGATCTCCCACAGAAAGTGGAAGTGATCCATCGTTTAATTCATAGCGGTTCGTGTAGGTTAAACGAAGTTAAATAAAAATGCAAGAGATAGATGAAAAAAAACCCCCAGTTTTTATCTGGAGGTTTTTAGTGGTGATGAGGACACCAAGGAGATTTACTTCCGTAAGTAATATTCCGCTAAGAATTAAACAAGGAAGGTATCAAGCAAGGGGACTTGATGGGTACAAAGCTAGCACAGCAGTTTTTTATTTGTCAAGCTTTTTTTTACAAAAGAATTGCACCAGCATAAATTGGAGTGTTTTCCCCCATGTAAGCGCCAAGAATATTAAATTCAAAATACTCAGTGGCATCTTCTTCAGTCATTTCATCTTCCTCTATTAGCGCCTCAATAATAGCAACCGTATCATAGATAATTTTCTCGCCATCGTATGTAGCGCCAATGATGCAGTTGTCATACCTGTCTCTTGGCTCCAGTAAAATTGCATCTTCACTCACGTAATCTTTAATATCCAAAATCATTTTATCTCCAACTTGGGTTACATGTAACCCACTCAAATGCCAGGATAGCCGCTTTAGCAAACGATCCAAGGCTCCAAATAATTATAAACACCACAACACCATCAACTACAGCTTGATATCTATCCATTTACCACACCTTATAATCTACGCAAAGGTAATCATAATCGACCTGCTCATAAACGTCTAGTAGGTATTTAATATTATATTTTTGCATTACTGATCCTTTAACATATCACTGTTAATGGTAAGCCTTGATACCTCGCCATACTCTTTGTGATAAGTAATAACCTTGGCATCTCTGCCAGATAACCATCCTCCACGCGCAGCGTATGCGTCAGCTGGCGCTAGAGTTCTGTGCTGTTCTACTATCATCAAGTTATTTTCTTTGATGTCTACGTGGTGCAAATGGCCCATGTGAGCATATGCATTCTTAGTCCTACCAAACATCTCACGGAACATACTTACAAACACATCAGAAACATTGGCTACCTTTTTCTTATGGCCATGATGAAAGAATAGCGCGGTCTTGCCAAACTCATATGCATTGTATGGATTAGGAGATTTGTCCACAGTGATGCGCGGTTCATTCTCATACAGCACAGAGAACCATTCCCTTAGCCAGATCTGCGACACGGGATCATGATTGGCATCAGCCATTATAATATGAACTTTCTGGTGTTTTTGTAGCAACATATCAATGACGGTGCGAAGTACGCGTATGGCAGATCTAACGAGCTTTGCGAAGCGCGTATCAACGTCTAGTAAGTGTTTGGAAGCTGGGGTGACGGCATCCATGCCATCGAAGTGAAGAAAGTCTGATAGTTGTGCAAATAATGCGGTGTCTGCGTGTGGAGATTGTTGAATTGCTTGGGCAAACCATTTAATGATTAAGTCCTCGCCAATTTTAATGTCCCAGTTTTCCCCAGTCTCTTCATCCCATGCCAGCATGCCAAGATGGTAATCGGTGATAACGTAACAGTTGAGTATGTTTGAATTGCCGAGAGGGGGAGGAGTCATTAAACTAACGCGGGGTATTTCTTCTTTCATGGCTTCAATAGTTTCCAGCATCATCTGCTGTATCTTACTATCATCCACCTTTGTTTTAACCCACTGGCCTTTAACTTGGCCTTCTTCATTGTAGTAGGTAGATGTGCCGCGAACTACAAAGGGGTCTGGTGCAATCCTGGTCATATCATGCTCAGGACTATATCCATGTGTGGCGGCTTTAAATTTAATCCTAGCAATTGTGTTAGATAAAGTTCCCATAGCAATACCTAATGCATCGCAGGTATTTCTGTATGTCCCATGCTCTTCTAATGCTTTTAATAACTCACCCTGCCTTACTGTACAAAACTGATACCACCCTTGATCAACCATCATGTGTCCTTAAATAATTTTAATGTGGTCATTAAGAAATAACCATCCAATTGTTTTACGGTGAGCATCTTCCCATAGCTCTTGACGCTCTTGTTTGGATAACTTATTACCTGCATCAAGCTCATGGTGGCACATATGGCACAAAGCAGCTATGCGAAAGTCATCGGCCTTAATTGCAGTGCCTTTGCCGTCTCGCTGTTGATTAGAATGCGCAGCAACTACGGTCCCATTTTGGGAGCCGCAGTGCTGACATGGCGCATCTCTTACCACTTCTAATAGTTTTTTGTTTCTATAGTTCACTTACGCGGTTTTCTTTTAATTGCTGGAAGGCCAGATGATGTTGGCTTTCTAGCTTTAATCATTTCATCTGCAATCACATATGAATGCATTGCCGAATCTTCAATGAAGGCATCTGGATTTCTTATTAACAAACCAGCCAAAGCAAACATAGCAAACAAATCTCTTGATTCAAGATCATCCATGATTGCCCTTTAATTTATTTATCTTTCGTTGAAGAAACCATAAAGCTTTTTCAAGATCTTGTAATGACTGACCTTTGTGCTCATGGCGCATGATATATTTTCCTACATTAAATAACAATGGGTCTGTCGGAAAAAATTCCTCAAGCACATCAATTACTTCCCATTTGTTTTTTGTATAATGTGGGGGATTGTTTACCATATCATTTTGAATAATATGTTTACCATCTACAAACTTATCGTATATTGCTTTTGCGTTGTCCATTTTTCTCATTTCTTTTTTTGCACCCCTCACATAAATGTTTATCTCTGCCAGAAGAGCTTTTAACTGTAAAAATTGCAAGGCTCACCCTGCAGTTCATGCACCTAGTTCCGTATTTCATTAATGGCTCTTTGGTTGACGAAAGCCATCAGGTACTTTGCCTGATGTTAGCGCATCTATTACAACCATCATCTTCTCAAGAACCTTTTCATGGTCATCAAGCCTAGCTTGCAAAACTAATATACCATGATGCATAGCTGACAATGTTGCATGTAACTCTGCATCTGTTATTGGAACTCCTGCGCCTTGTGGTTCACTCATTTTATTCTCCTAAACACAGTTATATAATTCAAGATGAGCAGCAGCTAAGATTTTGTTTTTATCTAAAACGCCCCAATCAGTTCGCAGCTCACATGCTTTTATGTAATTTTTAAGCATCACATGCTTTGGAATATGCAATGTGTGCAAATGTGTTTGGCCAATATTTTTTAAGTATTCAATTTCAAAATCAGTACAGTGTTTTTGTTTCATAATATTTTCCTTAAAATGGTGGGGTACTCACGCAATTACGATTAATAAAGTGAGCACAATATATCGTGCGCTTTCCCCCATAACTATTTAAGCTCAAGAGCTTTAATTTGGTCAGTTAAAATCATTCCCAAGTCCTTGCCTTTAACAGCAATCATCTGGGCCTCATCACTTTCATAAATTACCTTTGATGCATCCTTGCAAGCTTTGTTGTATCCGCTTTTGTATGCATCATTACCTTCAATAATCATTGTAATTGCATCACGAATTAATGCTGACGCCTTACGATCCTTGGCCAACTCTTTCAGCTTCTTGTGTTGCTCAGCTGGAAGATATACCGAATACGGTATTAGCTTTTTGTCTTCCATGAATTGAAGCTCCTTTCCAATTTATCTAATAACATTCGCGCCTCATGGTTTGTTTTTAATTCAGACCTAGATCCAACAACTAAATAGTTCTTCAACCACTCCGTAGCTTCTGTTTCGTTTTCTTGCATAATCTGAGCGTCTTCATATAGGTAAGCCCAGAACTGTGAATCTTTGCACAAGATAGCCGCAATCTTAATTGATCTGTCACCTTGAAACTCTTCTTGTCGATCCATTGGTTTCTCATTGCCATCAAGCCTAACCATTACAACTTGATATCTAGCGCCAACAAAATCACGAAGCAAGTCCATTGGCACATCATCAGGGTGTATGGATAAAGCTAACACGTATCCAGTCTTATCTTGTTTTAAAGCAACCTTGACTCCTTCAAATTCTATTGTCTTCATGGATAACCTTAAAATGGCATGTCTTCATCAAAGTTTTGACTTTCCGCTGTCTCTTGTTTAACAAAGGGAGCACTGGCTGTTATTGATAAACTATTTGGTTTTTTCCAACCAGAAAGATTAAATTTAACTAATCCATTTTCAGCTTTTGGCATTAAATCTTTTATAAGATCAACACTTATATAAATATCTCCTCTAACGTCTGGTTGGTTTGGTGTAGATTTATATTTATTTTTTGATAATGAGCCAGCATTTGGGTATGGTTTATATTCAGCCATGATTACACTCCTTTGAATTTTGTTTTTGCTTCTGTAAACTGCGTCATAATTAACTCAAACGCAACTTTATCTACATCTTTTGCTTTATCAAAGATCACCTTGTTGGTTCTAAAGATACTCATAATATCTTCTTCTTTCTTAACTAGAGTCAGCGCAAGATGTGCCGCGTCACTCACAAGATCTAACCACTCATACGGATCACCTTCTGGTTCGTAGGTAACGCGCATACGGAAATCTTCACCAGCATTACCAGTCATCACTTCTTTCTTTGCTGGCTCTTTAGGAACTACAGCTAGCGCTGGCTTTGCCTTTTCCTTTTCAGTTGCCACAGGATCATTGGCCATATCAAGTGCATCATGCTCGACTATCTCAAAGGCATTAGTCCATAGGTACCTTCTTAAATAAGTCTGAACCGCACCCAAATTCTGCACATCATGACAACCCTTTAGTGATGCTGATGACATAGGCGATGCAAATGTAATGTTGCTTAATGGATCATCAACATCATAGATGCGTAGCGTTGCTTCTTCATGCGTGTATGAAATAACACCGCATAGCCCATGCTCTTCGCAAATGTTTTGAATAGCTGGTAAGAAATCACCGAGTTCAAAATACTCATAGCCAGCAAACTTATTTTTGCCAGACTTCTTGAGCGCTGTGTTTTGAAGCTTAATGCGAGCTTCTTGCAGTTTGCGATATACACTCATTATGCATGCTCAAAATATGCGTCAGTTAATAAGTTAGCCAATTCCCAAGCATTACTTACTGAATGATTAGGGGTGCTGTCCGTCTCTAAAACCTTTGGGTTTGATGCCAAAGCTAATAAAAAATCATAAAAAACTTCTTGTCTAGTTTTCATTTACTTCTCCTCTTGATAATCACGATATTGCTGGCAATATGTATTCACTTGGCAAAAGTTCTCACAACGGGTGCGCTCGCCTGGACGATGCTCCATTTCATAACCCTTGCCCAGCTCTTCCAATATGCCAACAGCTTCTTCTTCAGTGCTGTGCAATGACTTAGCACGAACACCGCCCACCTTGCGAATAGCCCATACAGCAGGCTTTTCCCACATCTCTTCTGGTGTGCAATCTGGAAGATCCCCTTCGGTTTCCATAGCAAACTCACAAGCGCTGTGTGCCGCAATTCTGTCTAAAATAAATTGTTGACGCTCTTCAAAAGTCCACAACTTAATTGGTATTTCTTTTACTGGTGCTGGTGGATATCCTTCTTTGGTTGCCGCATCTCTACGGCTCCAGTCACGAATGATTGCCACGATACTTACTGACTCAACAGTCTCTTTCTTAACCTTCTCAGCTAGCCATGCGTAAATGTTTAATTGGTTTTCCCAATCCTTCTTCTCATTCATGACAGCCCATGCTGATGTAGTCTTGTAGTCGCTGATCGAAATAGTCTCGCCTTTACGGATCTGCAAATCAATTGCACCTGAGATAGTCCAGCCATCAATTTCTGCATGCAGACGTTGCTCGACTATATGGTTGTCATCTTTACCATGCTCAAGAACATTGTGAATTGCTGTGCCAAATATAGACCAAACCATATCTGATACATCCTGCTCAATCTCTTCATCAAACTTTTTGCTTAGCGCCACGATCTTTGGACTATTAAGCAATTGGGTTGCTGACAGATGTGCCGCGCCCTTAGAATAAGTAGGACGCTTCAAAACATTCATAAATGTTTCTGGTATCCCATGCTTGTTTGTTAACTTCATATTGCCCCCTTGGCTGTGAAAGTTTGGTTATAATAAATCAGGGAAATTAGTATGTCAATAGGTTGTACCTATATTAATTCACCTGATGTATAATATCACCATATTTCAAATAAATTAAGGACAAAATGGATATCCATTTGACATTGCCATACCCGCCCAGCGTGAATCACTACTGGGGTCAATCAGGAAAGCGTAGATTTATTGGCAAGAAGGGCAAGGAATTTAGAGCGAAGGTAGTAGAGATTGTTGATCGTGAAAAGATTGTAACTTTGTTTGGAAGACTTTCAGTAACTGTATATTTATATCCACCAGACAGGCGCAAGAGGGACCTGGACAATTGCATGAAGAGCCTTCTCGATGCCTGCGAGCATGCCGCCTGCTACGAGAATGACTCACAGATTGATGAGCTACATATCATCAGAATGAATGTTGTGAAGGGCGGTGAGTGTCTCATCACCGTCCATCAGCTATAGGCCAGCTTGCTTTCTAAACGCAATCACATTGTTTAGTAGCTGGCTCTTCATCTCTTTGTATTGGGTGATTAGTTCAAGCTTCTTCTCTGGAGTATAAACTTTACCGTTTTCATCCTGAGCTTCTGACTTACCAATATCTTTGATCATCTTATTAATTGCTTTGAGATCTTGTTCAACCGCAGAAACATATTCATGCGCTTGGATAAGGTCTTTATTTTTGTTGTAGAAGGAAATTGTTTCAGCCTCGTTACCTTTGGCTAGTTTGGCCATGTATGTACCATACGCTGGCTCAGTCTTATCCTTCAAGCCGTAGAACAAGCTTTCATTCTTACGTGATACTTCCTGTCCAACAAAGCCAGCAAGGAATGGATTCTCACTTGGTGCCGTAGCTACACGGTTCTCACCAAATATTGCATTAGATGCCCATGCAGTTAATGAGTAAACAGATCCAGCCCAACCATTGCCAAGATGATCCGCCTCGATAGGATTGAGGATGCGGCCAGTTGCTGCACTTAAGAACTTACCAAGCTCTGAAGTCTTTGCTGTGTACTTTTCTTCTGCAATTAAATTCTCCATACCTCTTGGAGTCAATGTATTGCCAGTGTAGAAGTTACGGTTAAGGGTAATTTCAATTGGCGGTTTGATTAATGATGGAACTGGTGTTGGTCCCAGCATTGAATCTGCAAATGCATTAGTAAATGCTTTCCACAACCTGGTGCCGTCCATCTCATTCTTTGTGCCATCTGTAATCATCTTATGTATCAACATCTCTGGCATAACTTTCCAGAATAGACTTGATGTTGAGTGCATTGGCAATAATATTGGGTAGCCAAATGTCTTCTTGGAAAATGGTATATAGAAGTTTCTAGCTCTTGTATCATCATCAAGCTCAAAGTAATCATCATCTGCAGCACACATGGCTACGTAAGCTAAAGTAACGCCAGCAAGCATCAATGCTGTTTTTGCAAACTGCTTTTGAGCGTCTTCTCTGGCCTTGCCTTTCAAGTTCTTACCTTGAGCGGCTTGAGTAATTGCATCCATCTGTGTAGCAAAGGCCTGCATAAATGGAATAGTTTGGCGCATACCCTGAGCAAACTGTGATGTGCCATGACGGCTGAAGTCAATGATGTCATTTGCTTGCAGCAATGCTAATGCAGGGTCGCCAGACTCTTTAAGCACTCTATTATATGTAGCTTCGCGTTGTGAGAAATCAGAAGCATCACCAATCTTGTCGATTAACTCCATCGCTTTGGAGTAATTGGATCCTGAGAAGATGCCCATTCTAGTCTTGAACTCAGCAGATGTTTCACGGAAGTAACCCTGGAATCCGCCAACACCAGCTGATTTTAATATTTGTATGGTTGCACTATCTGGCTGATCCGTAACAATATTACTTACGGAGTTAGCAAAACTTGAGAAGCATCCTGCCCATAACCTGAATGGATCTTTTACGCCAGATACTAATGCAGCTGATGGCGCATCGTAGAATACTTGCTTAGCCTGGAAGTAACCAGTAAAAGTAATTGATCTTCTAGTGAAGTTAGCAAACCCAGCCAGTACCTTTTGGAACTCATATTCCATAGGACCCATAGCTAAACCAATCATGGCCTCGCCTACATTTCTATTAGGGATTTCAACAACTACCTTTTTGCCGTTGGCGTAGATAGGGAAGTAAACAGCATTATCTGTCTTGCCTTCAGTTGGATATACGCGGATCTTGCCACGAGTTACCTTGCCAGTTTTAGGATCTGTTTCATCTGGGCGGCGTGTTGCAAACTCTCTTGCAATCTTTACTTGAGCATAGGTCTTGGTTGAGCTGCGGATCATTGTGCCAATATTGTGCATCATGCTATCAACCACGTTATCAAGCTCGCGCTCTGTTCTGGTTAACTTGAAGTGCTTGATGCCAGCAGTGTTTACACCAACATTGCGTTCACCAAACAACTCTGTAATTGGATCATCCACAACGCGAGTAAAAGGAGAGTAATCTTTAATTGCTTTTAACTTCTCTACCATGCCTTTGCTAATGCGGCCACTGAATGCCATCATGTCTAGCATGTTGTGGTTGACAGATGTAAAGTTCTTCAAGATTTCTGCAAGCTGTGGATGATCTTTCTCTTGCGCGATCAAGCGATCCACTGCCTCATCATTAAGAATAGGCATATCATCTCTGTCAAACATGATATTTTTAACGCGCTTCCCATTAACAACAACTGTCGGATTGACTGGATCAATTGCACACAAGTAGTTTGGAACTTGAATAAATGCGCGGCGGATACTTTGTAGATATTTCTTAGCATCTTCCAGCTCTGCCTTTAATTTTTCTTTAAGCGCAGGATCAGTAGCAGCTTTAGCATCATCAGTTAATTGCTGAACATTCTTCATTGCATCAAGATAACTGTTCTGCATGCTACGCGCACGTTTTGCCGCGTGGTAGCTGTTGATTACCTTGTCAGCTAATGCAGTGCCTAGCTTTTGACGTAACTCGTGCTGTAGGCGCAATACGTTGCCCATAGAATACTTGTTGGCCTTAGCCATGAAGTTCTCATGGATGGCATCATATTGCATATGGCCCAGCTTAATTACTTCAGCGTAGATATAACTTGCCTTCATGGCATTCTTAAGAATGACAGATGGAAGGATCTCACCAAACGCATTACGGATCTTGCCGTTGTAACGTTTAAACTCTTCAGATTCTAAGCCAGCGCCAAAGTATACAGCTTTAATTCTAGCTGAAAGCGCAGTGTCACCAGCAGCTTTAAATAGATTGTTTGCTTCATCTTTAGGCTGGTTTTTAAATTGAGCATACTTGGCTTTCATCTTGCTGAATTTACCAGTAAGCATTTCTTTTACTGACTCAGACTCATGAGATGGCGTTTCTGGTACGCCATAATCATTCATTAAGTCATTGTCTTTTTTAATGTTGCTAGCGTATTTTAACTTTGTCCCATTTTTAAATAAGTAATTAGTAAGCAAGTCACCGTTTTTATCATGACTACCTTCACCATTGAATACTTGATCAAACACTTGGTGAACTACATAATTGTTATCGTAACCAAATACACTCTTTATTCCTTCGTATAGTTTCTTGATTGAATTAACAAAGCGAACCCAAGGAGTTCCCATTTTTGCAGCCATTAGCTTTTCTGCATTAACTGCCCAGTATTCAGATGGGTTTAAATATTGATATAAGTTTTTGATGTCAGGGCATGCATCAGTAGCATCTTCAAGAGTTTTGCTGCTTGGGTTCTGTAAGAACTCTTT